ACATGGGTTTCCACGTCCAGGCGATATGCCTTCTCATTATTCCGAATGAGGCGGTTTTATTTCCTTGCGTTGAGATTCATGACCTATGGGTCTAATCCTCCCTCTGCGTGATCTAATATATTTTATATATTGAAGTCGCAACACCAAACTTTACCAATTTGGTGAGAGAGACCCCGTAAAGTATAGATAAATTATATCTTACCTTATGTAGGTTATTTAATTTAATAAATAAAACCATGATAAGAATAAGTAATATAACTCAACCTACACTTTCAAAGAGACTAGATTCAGTAGGATATATCCGTAAGGATATGTTCCTAGCTTGAATTCGTCTTATTGTGTGGTCTTTGCAACTCCCGAAAACGCCTTACATGTCGTTTGCTATACGACTCTTGAAGCTCTGAAATGTTAATGGACCTACTTTTGTAGTCCAATACACTAAAGAGTGTACGAGAATCGTGCAAGCTTTTGTAAGCGGTAATCCAGTTCTGAAAACAGAACTTCCGATTACTATTAAAGGAGGGCTACCCGGTATTATTCCAGGGTACATCCGTTCTCTTGTAAGAGATGGAGACCTGTCTAGTACTCGAGCAGTCCTTTCAGTTTTCGCTGTATACCGTATCATAAAGATACCTGGTAAGCTTAAGTTATCGACCATAACTGACCCTTTTAAAGGACAGTCTATGACTTTACCTAAGTTCGAAGTGCGATTAGCTCTTAGACAACTGTTACCATATTTCAAGGTAACACTTAAACCTATAAAGCTATTACACCTCGGTGCAGCTGGTCCGAATCATTCCGTTTCTATGCTTGGTATCTGAAAAGATATTTGAGCATGAAAGGATTCTCCTTTACGTCGAGATCTATACGACTATTGTCGTATGGTCCCCGGAGGGATTGAGTTCCTTTCCTTACTTGCTAAAGAGTTGGATTTCTTATCCACCGGTAATTATACTGGTAATAAGGATCTTATTCTAGGTAAGTTAAGTGAAAAGGAAGAAGCGGCCGGTAAGGTGAGAGTTTTCGCTATCACGGATTCTATTACACAATCTGTGTTTAGACCGTTATCTGACAGGATCTTTAAGATCTTAGATACACTTCCTATGGATGGTACCTTTGATCAAGATAGACCTGTTAGATATTTAAAAGATCTATTTCGGAAAGATCTTTTAAATAACGAAACTCTTTACTCTTACGACCTAAGTGCAGCAACAGATCGTCTTCCGATTTCTCTACAACATCAGATTTTAAGTTTGATGATTGGTAAAGAAGCGGCTACTAGTTGGGTTAATATCCTAACTAATAGAGATTGATTTCATAAAGAAATCCCTCTGAGATATTCTGTTGGTCAACCTATGGGAGCTCTTAGTTCTTGAGCTATGTTAGCTCTAACTCATCACACTTTAGTCCGTATAGCGGCTAATCGGGTAGGAATACCAGATTTTGTTCACTATGCGATTTTAGGAGATGATGTAGTTATTGCCAACAGTTCAGTTGCTAAAAGTTATCACCATTTGATGACTACTGTCTTAGGTGTGGAGATTAATCTTTCCAAGTCATTAATATCTTCAAATTCTTTTGAATTTGCTAAGAGATTAGTCACTATGAAAGGAGAAGTATCTCCTGTAGGAGCTAAGAATCTTCTTGTTGCACTAAAATCTTTAAAAGGAGTACCTTCGGTACTTCTAGATTTAGTTAACAAGGGATTTTACCTTACCGAGGATTCCGTAAACCAATTATATAAATCTATACCGACTGTTCGTAAGAGTCAGTTGGATAGATTATCTTGATTGGTTAAGGGTCCTTTTGGTTTTATTCCAACCGAAGATGGGTTATCAACTAGTATTAAGTTGACTAACTCGCTCTCTGCGGTAACTATGGATAGGTTCTTATCAAGTATTGATGAAGCCAAATTCCGTAGTTCTCTCAGTGTCTGAGAGAGGAATCTAAGTAAAACTGATGAAATTATTCAAAAGTTACTTAGTCTAGAACAAGTTCCTGGTTTCGACCTAGATATTAAGGATTCTCCTTTATATCTATCTATACTTGATCATTACTGATCTAGTGTAGGGGATCTTATTTCTAGAAAACCTATTCGTCGTTTCTTATTTGATGGTCCATTAGTGTTTACTAATTATTACAGAGAATCTTGAAAGTTTGAAATGATGTCATACATTAAATCAAAGATTTCGGATTCTCGTGATGAAACAGTATCACCTTTGGATCCATTTAATAATGAACGGGTTATTCTTCCTCTTTCTCATTCTTCAAAGGCAGAAAACTTCTGACTTTTGATTAAAGAGATTGAGCAAGAGAAAACTTCTTTAATGGGTTTCCGTGGACTTGTTTAAGGTCAAACGGCCCCTCACAGAGAAGATGCCAAAGGTATTCCATACCTGGTGACCATCACTCCTTAAGGGGTACACTGGTACAACTGTGTGACTACCAAGGACCTATATACGGAATTATATAGATACCGGATAAGATGCAGACAG